CGGTGGTGGTCAGTATAACACCGCGTCCGGTTTTTCCGCCACAGTCGGTGGTGGCTCGTTTAACACCGCGTCCAATATTTTCGCCACAGTCGGTGGTGGTTCGACCAACACCGCATCCAGTGATTTCGCCACAGTCGGTGGTGGCGTGAGTAACACCGCGTCCAGTGAATACGCCACAGTCGGTGGTGGTCAGTATAACACCGCGTCCGGTCCTGTCGCCACAGTCGGTGGTGGTGAGGCTAACACCGTGTCCGGTCCTTACGCCACAGTCGGTGGTGGCTGGACTAACACCGCGTCCAATGAATTCGCCACAGTCGGTGGTGGTCACACTAACACCGCGTCCGGTCAATACGCCACAGTCGGTGGTGGTTTCACTAACACCGCGTCCGGTGCTGTCGCCACAGTCGCTGGTGGTCGGCAAAACTCCGCGTCTAATCAATACGCCACAGTCGGTGGTGGTCGGACTAACACCGCGTCCAATGAATACGCCACAGTCGGTGGTGGCTGGGCTAACACTGCTATTGGTGGATACTCCACAGTCGCTGGTGGTATAATTAACACCGCGTCCGGTTCTTTCACCACAGTCGGTGGTGGTCAGGCTAACACCGCGTCCAGTAGTTTCGCCGCAGTTGGTGGTGGCGTGGGTAACACCGCGTCCGGTCCTTACACCACAGTCGGTGGTGGTCAATTCAACGATGCTATTGGTGGATACGCCACAGTCGCTGGTGGTTCAACCAACACCGCGTCCAGTGAATACGCCACAGTCGCTGGTGGTCGGCAAAACTCCGCGTCCAGTGATTACACCACAGTCGCTGGTGGTCGGAATAACACCGCGTCTAATCAATACGCCACAGTCGGTGGCGGTAATTTTAACAAAGCGTCCAATAGTAACGCCACAGTCGGTGGTGGCGGGGCTAACACCGCGTCCGGTCCTTATGCCACAGTCGGTGGCGGACTGTCTAACTTCGCATCCGTTAGTTACGCCACAGTCGGTGGTGGTTATTTAAACACCGCGTCCGGTGAATTCGCCACAGTCGGTGGTGGCGTGACTAACACTGCTATTGGTGGATACGCCACAGTCGCTGGTGGCTGGGCTAACACCGCGTCCAATCAATTCGCCACTGTAGTTGGTGGGCGTTACGCCATAGCCGACCGATATGGTATGCAAGCCTACGCAGCCGGAAGATTTGTAAACAATGGTGATGCTCAAATATCAACATTTGTATTGCGTAACGCTACATCAAATAATACTGCAACTACATTATTACTTGATGGTAACTCTCAACGTTTAACTATATCAGATAATGAAATACTTGCATTTACTGCAACAATTTGTGGTACGCGTGAAGGATTGGCAGATCAGTCAATGTTTGTTAGACGCGGTATTATTAAAAGAGTTGGTGGAACAACAAGTATAGTTGGATCTGTACAAACAATCGGAACAGATATAACAGCCGCTGGGACAAGTGTATCACTAACAGCGGACACATTAAATAACGCACTCCAAATAGATGTTGTTGGGGTCGCTGGTGAAAACTGGCGCTGGGTTGCGCGAGTCGAGGCGGTTGAAATAGCATATTAAATAAATTAAATAAAAACAAATAGAAAAAGACCACTGCTAGCGCGGTGGTCTTTTTTTATATATTAAATTAATTTAAATAAAGCAACAAACTAAACAAAACGAAAAAACGAAAAGAAAAAGAAAACCCGCACCGATTGCATAGTGCGGGTTTTAATTTTTAATTTAATTTTATTCGCTTATTAAGCGCGCTCAACAATTGCGCCGTCTTTCAATACTGGCATTTTGCCTTCGCGTCTAAGAGCAATAAACGCATTAACTTGATCTTCGGTAAGTTCGACTTCAGTAAGTTCTTGATGTGCTGAAAGCTTGCTGACAAATTCGGCGGAGTGCTTTTCATGACTCAAAGCCATAAGAAGCCCGTCTTTGTTAACAAGCACGTGTTTTGGAAGAAATTTTTTTCTTTCTTCTTCTAGTTTTTCTTTTAATGATTCCAATGATTCTGTTTTGTTTTCTGTTTCCATAGTTTTATTTTATTTTATTTTATTGTTTTGGTTTAAATATATTTAAATCTATTGTAATTAATACACGCGAATCGCATAAAAGCGCGCGTTTTTTATGTATTTTAAATTATTTGAACTCTTTTAAAAATATATCCTTTGTGGGACTTTCTTTGCCCGCGCAAACAATCGTATACTTTAGAAGATGAAAGCCCAAAATTTTCCAATGCAGTCATTCCTTTTAGGGTTTGTATCAATTTGCCGTCTTTATAAATTTCAATAGCTCCTTTATAGCCATGATTATTTTCACCGGTTTTGAATTCAGATTCATCAAGCAAGTTGTTGTTTTTTGCATGTAGATAATTTTCGTAAGCACTAGTCCATTCCAAATTGCGAATCCTGTTGTCGGATTTTATACCATTTTTATGGTTTACTACCTTTTTTCCATATGGATTTGGAATATATTGAATAGCTACCAGTCTATGAATTGTTTTGTGCATTCCTTTTATTTTTCCGTTTATATTGCCATATAAAAAAACAGCAAAATACTCGCGCCCTTTGTGCCCGTACAAGCTAATAGTTTTATTTTTTTGAGTTATCTTGTTCCTGACTTCAGCGTAAGGAACTGTATCTGTAGTCCTGATCTCGTAGCGGCCCTCGTAACCTATAATATCCGACCACTCCTTGGCGCTATTGTTCATATGTGTTTTATTATATTATATATTTTTAAGTGGCGTTCTCAACTGGATTTGAACCAGTAACCGACGGCTTAGAAGGCCGTTGCTCTATCCAATTGAGCTATGAGAACTTTTTTTATATTTAAAATGGTGGCCCCGGAGGGATTCGAACCCCCAACCAATCGGTTATGCTTACCACTATAGCTTTCGCTACCTTTTAAGTTTGTAGTCTGGACTTTATCTTCGCCATTGCTTTTGCTTTAGGCGCGCTCCGTTAAGTCTCTACACCTTCCTCTTCCGAGGCTTGGCTCGGTGTTGCCAGTTCAAAGGGTTCACCGAATTTGAAGCGTTCCAATTATGAATTTCTTCATAACCGACCCATGAGAAGATTATTCATCTCCTTTCTATTTAAGCCGACTGCTCTAACCATTGAGCTACAAGGCCCTGTTTCTGAAATTGGTGCAAGGTGCAGGAATCGAACCTGCGCTCGGTCCACATCTAGGACACACGAGGTATAAGCTCGTCGGTACTTCCAGTTATACGAACCTTGCATATATTGTTTATAGTATATTTTTAAGTTTTGTAAAGATTTTTTGGTAGTCGAGGCCGGATTCGAACCGGCAGTGTTTACCGCTTGGGTATAAGCTCTTAAGGCTCATGTGTTTCGCCAATTTCACCACTCGACCATATTTTCAAATATCTATTCCAGTTTGTATAGGACTGGAAACCTTATGCTGCTTATAATACATATTTTTATAGTTGTGTCAATTTTTTTCTGAAAAATCCAATTATATATATTTTTTATATATATAATAATTGTATTTCTATAATAGAATATGCAAGATTATATATTGGTCCCCCATTTTTATAGATTAAATTGGGCGCGCCAAATGAGCGAGTTTTTAATGTCGTATGATGCGTTTGCTTTTGTTGGCGATAAACCACCGCTATTTGGCAACTATTCAAAAGCGCAAAAAATAAGGGATTTATATTTAAATAATTTACTTGATGATGTTAAAATTAAAGAAAAAAAGAATTTATTTTTCGTAAACTTAAACGATTATATATACTTTAGTAGAAGACGCGAATTGCGTGATAAATTTAATATTTATGGGTTTATGCGCGGAAGCAGGTTTTTTGATAGCGAGCCTGGCAACGGATCTTTCAGAAAAGATCAACTTGAAGAAATGTTACAGTTGGAAAAAGAGTCGCTATTGAGCGTTGATGGGTTGTTTCTAGGTTCAAACTCATTTAAAAGCTTTTTATGCTCAAAAATAGATGGATTGAATAGTGTTCCAACAAAGGTTGTCGGCATCCCGATATTTACCGAACCTCGAAAAGTTTCTAAAAATGAAAAAAATAAAGATTTGATTTTATGGAATCACCGATTGCAGAAACAAAAAAATCCTTGGGTTCTGTTTCTCTTGCACGAAGAATTGCGGCGCAAAATAGCTATTTGCACTCCAGAAGCTCTGAGTGCAGCCTACTCGAATGAAATGAAACAAAATGAGAAAATATTTTATTCGATAACAAGAGACAATGGAAAAAGAAGACCAGATTATCTTAAGACACTTGAAAAAGCCAGCTTTGTTTTGAGTTTTGCGCAACACGAAACCTGGGGAAACAGTATGATAGAGGGTGTGATGTACGGCTGCATTCCAATAGCGCCAAACGGTGAACTTTGTTCCTATAAAGAGCTTTTTCCTAAAGAATTCATATACAACGGATCATTTTTAAATAAAAAAAATAAAACAAAAGAAGACATTATAAAAGATGTCGACAAGTTCTCCCAGTATCTCTTAAACTTTATAAAAGAGGATTATACTGATTTGCTGATAGAAACCCAGTCACTCCTTTGGAGCCGATTCAATAGCGCGAATTGGCTCAAAAATTTGGTGCTTTAAGTTTTCAATTTCTTCCGCAAAAATATTTGCTACGTTTTCGTTTCTCAAATATAAAAAGCGCGAGATTGTTTTGAATAAAACGTCCCCAGAGAAATGCAATAAATTTTCATCATTTTCAAAAATATTTTTAATTTCCTCGTGTTGAAACACAAGGTCTTTTAAATTTCTTGAAAAATCGTAAATAATTTTGTCATCGACTTTTTGTTTTTTTGATAGCAGATTTTTTACGCTTGGGTTTATCGACGAGCTTATTTTTAGTAGAATTGCTTCTAGGTTTTCTTTTTTTTGTTCCATTTTTTGTAGTTTTTTTTATGGTTTTTTTAAATCTTATTTTGCTTAAAATTTTTTCTACTTCATCAAAAAGAATATTGTTTCTCGTTTGACCAAACGAGTTTTTATCAAACTCATTAATTTTCAACATAGTCCATGTTGTCATTAATTTAAGAATAAGCTCAGGAGTGGACTCAAATCCTACTTCAACTGCATCAAATATTTGCTTGTCGTGATTTGAGGGGGTAAATAAATCGCTGATTGAGTTGATAAAATCAATTATTTCTTGTCTTGAAAAGAAGCCGAAAACAGGTTTTGAGTAAATTAAATCTGATCTTCCTACCTTATAAAAAGTTTGAAAGAAAAAATATTCAAGCCCGTTGTAGTTTTCTTCGTTTATTTTAAAAGAATAGCAAATATAAAAAAAATTAGAAGCTGATACGATTTTATTGCACTCTTCGTTTGTTATGTTTTTTAGATTTTTCCCATTTTTAATTTGTTCTATTAAACTATAAGCCAAATTTTTACCACACGATAATGGTTGATTGGGGCAAAACGCAAAATTAAATGTAGATATTTTTGTATCCAATAGAGCCAGCTTTTGTTTATAATTCATAAATAGTTTCTTTTGTTTGGGTTTTATCTTTCACTCCGTCGATAAATAAAAGTCTCCACCTGATTTTTTGAAAGTTACTATTGCAATGAAAACTCCATAGTGAATTTATCATATCTTTTTTTGAAATATTTTTTTGCTTATTAATTAAATCCAATACTTTATCATATTTAGCAGGGGCCGAATTACCTAATCTATTTTTTATTGATTTGATTATTTTTTTATTGAAAATAGAGTCGTCGGGTTTAAATAATTCTTCGATAAGCGGATCCAATACAATATTTTCTGTCGTTAACTTGTCACTGTCTAAGAGATTTATTATTTTATTTTTTAAATCAGATTCATCTTTATGGAAAAACGAGTCGCTATTTGAATGTTTTTTGAACATATCTAAATAGACTTCACGCTCTGGTATTAGCGTATAGCAACCATTATATATTGCATCGAGCGCCGCCATATTCCAAGTAGAATATCCTTTATGATTACATATCGCAAAATGCGATACCTTCATCAAATATCCATAGTTTTCAAATGGTACTTGTTTAACGTGTACAAATGGATAATTTTTTGCCAGCCTTGAACTTTCTTTATTTGATTCATCGGTCATCCATAACACAAAGTCTTTTCTTTGTTGATATATTTCGGATAACAGTTTGACAACCTTTTGCCATTGCGTAGTCTGGTTGAGTCTATGGTTAAATAGTATTATTTTTTTATTTTCGAATTCTGAAATATCGAATGGTTTGTCTCCAAATTTAGTAGCAGCTGGTTTGAAATATAAAACTTTTTCATCTTTAATTTCACTAAAATCAAAGCCTTGGTCGCCAAATCTTTCAAGGAACTCTTTTTTGAAAAGACTAAGCGCGTATTCGTTGTGAAAACATGAAAAATCAGAAGCTATAAAGCCTTCCATTTCTCTATAAAAATACCCACCAAGATCTTCGCCAAACTTTCTTGATTCAGAACAATCTATCCAGTGGTAAAAATTTAATATTATAGGCTTTTCTCTTTTTGCGGTGTCAAATAGTGTCCTTAAGGATGCCGAAGTCTCTGGTTGATTATTTATAATAAAATCAATATCAGTTGTGTATGGGAAATAATCTAATATCTGTTTGCCATAAAAATCATATCTATTTCTATGTATACTGGTGGGATATTGATATGGTACAAATTCTATATTTGGGTGGGCATCTTTAAACCAATCTTGCTCTTTATTTTTATTTTTAATAATTTGCTCTGGAACGAGCCAATAAAACCTGTAGTCTTGCGGAAAACTTTTAAGCAATTGTTTTGTATATAAAAATCCACTGTCTTTATAGAAGTAAAATTTTTTACTTATCTTGTCAATGACAAGCGGATTCATAAAAATAAGACCCCTTAACATAAACTATATATTAATTTCTGGAACTCTTACTTGTTTTAATTCTATGCCAAATTTTTCTGCGAGAATCAGAGAAGAAGAGTCGTTATCATAAACATCTTGATAGATAATTTTTTTAATTCCATACGCCGCTATTGATTTTAAACAAGAATTGCAAGGAAGCAAAGTGCATGCGGCGAGGTAACATTCATTTGGCTTGCAGTATCTTAGTGCATTTATTTCCGCGTGAACAACATATTTTCTTCTTTCGTCTCTGTCGGACCAATCCTCGGGCATTTTTGCTGGAAAACCATTATACCCTAAAATTGGGGTATTATCATGTCTGAGCAAACAACAGCCCACCCTTACCCAAGGGTCTTTTGATTTTAAAGAGGCTATCCTAGCTAGTAGGATAGCATACTCTTCCCAATTTAAATGATCTTTAATCAAAGATTAAAAAATATTCTATGAACAAGACCCATTTTTTTATCATACAATGAGGAAACAACCCCTCTTGTATTATTGACATAACCCTTCTTTTTATGCCATGCATCAGTTGCAGACAATGAAGGAAGCCATTCTACTTTAACACCTTGCAATTCTCGTGCCTGCATCATATGTAGGTGACCAAGATGCCAAAATCTATGTTTTGATTGCGACCACTTTTGACTTTGCTCTGTAGCCATTATACCAACAAGATCAAGAACTTTTTCTTCGTTTCCGTGGGTGTATCCAATTAAGTTTTCACCAAAAGAATAGTATTTTCTGTTTGACGCGCAATTATTAATGGTTACATTTTTGTCATTTTCATATTTTACATCAAGCAGATCACCGAGCATATATTCGGATATTCCACCATGATTACCTGTTACAATAACAACATCCACCGGCGCTATCTTCTTCAGTTTTTCTATTGTTTCAATAACAACTTTTCGACCCTCTCTGAGGATTTTTTTGAATCTGGAATCGGTATCTTGAAGTGTTCCAGATGTCGTTGTATTTTGTTCGTTATCAATTTGAAAGAAGTCGTTGCCGAATGGGAATACAATTCTTGAAATTGGATATTTTGAAGCCGCCTGTAATGTATAATCAATAGACTTATTGAGCGCGCTACAAGCCTCTTTCATATCATAATCGTCGCCAGCTTCTTCTGCCCACGCTAGTTTACCCCAATGCAAATCAAATGGAGCAAATTCCAAAAGCATTCCGTTTTCCTTGTTTTTATATTTTACATTTGAAGACGAGGAACCATACGATGCAAGTTCTTTTGCGAGATCTTTCAAATCATGAAGTGAAGGATGCTTTTTCTTCAGATAAAGTTTAAAATTATATCCTTTTGAATTCTCTTCGATTGAAAAATGATCAATATCCCATTTTGTCGTATCAACATTACACGCCTTTATTGTTGACTCTAAACTTTTAGAACCAACACCTTCTACGGCAACAATACTAGCTTTCGCGGCTTTCACTTTTTTATTTTCTATTTTATTTTTCATTTATTGTAAAGTTTTTTTATTTTTTGTTTAAATTTTTTACCACCATGATGCTCCTCCCATGAATAAGGAGACATGCCTTCGAAAGAGTTATTCACAGTATGAATGAATTTCATTATTTCTTTGACGTCTTCGTTTGCATATTCTTTTGTTTCTTGCAGATATGATACTAGTATTTTTTCTTTTTTTGTCATTTTTATTTTTGAAAAAGATTAACATAGCCCGATGAAACATAGGTATCTTCCGAGCAAATTCTTTTGGAAAGTATTTCCAAACTTTTTTTGGAAACCAATACATTTGATACGATATCTCTGTATCTATATGCAAAGTTAGCCAATCTGTTTATTGAATAAAAAGGATTTTTGATTTTATTTTGCTCTGAATTGAGCGATGCATACAGGTCAAAAGAATTTTCTCTTGAAACAGGTTTGCTTTTATCAAAATTAAAACGTTTAATTGAATTTAAAAAAGCCATTAAATCAATTGATTCAGAAAACAAAAAAGAATTTGATCCGGTTTCTTCGCGCAGTTTTTTAATGTTGAATCCTGGGAAAAGGTCAATTGCCCCGAAAGAATAGGCGTTTTTATTTTTTGAAATAAACGCGGAACAATAATTCCAATCGAAATCTTCTATAAGATCAGCTTCGCCAATAATTTCTGGTCGATACATTATCTGAACAGATAGACCCTCGAAAGTAAGATTACATACCGGAGTTACGTCATAATTTGAATCTGGAATAGAAAAAGAACATTTGGTATTGTTTTCTATAGCCAGGCGAATGCATTCATTTATTTTATAGGTAATTTTTTCTCTGTTGTCGTTTTTTCTTTCGCCACAAATGATATATATATCATAGTCTTTTGGTGTTATATACCCTTGACCAAGCAACAAATCCCTAACAGCGCCACCAGCGCAAACAAGTTTGCCAAAATTTGAAATACCAGCGCCTTCAAGAAAGGAAAAAATTTTTATTATATTATCGATAATATCTTTTGAACAAATTGTTTTTGAAATTTCTATTTTTGTTTTTTCAAAAATTGAATAAGTTGAATTTGAAACGCTCGGTAGTTGAAATGAAGAATTTTCAATTCCAGACCATGTATCAGTTATCACCCCCCAATCAGAAGAATTCGTTACCGAAAGCGAATTAGAAGAATTCGTTAATGATGGTAAATTAGAAGAATATATGTTCAATTTATCCTTCATTTACCAAATCAAAACTATCAACACTTTTTAAAGCTTTTTGAATGTATGGTTTTAAACCTTTATCGCAAGAGTCTGCATTTAGAATATCTGATAAAGTGCTTTTAAAATAAAGAGGATTTTTCAAAACATAGTCTTTAACGGAGTCTTCTTTAAAGAATAATGAAGTCAATCTTTCTTCAGAAAGAACCGGTAAGAAAAATCTTTTGTATTCTTTATTTTTTAACATGAAAGGTATTGCGCTTTGATAGTTGTTCTCTGAATTAAGAAGCTTTTTCGCATCTTCGTAATCTGAATTTTCAAAAATGCTTTTTAATTTGTCTTCTATATTACCAATGGTGAGAAGAGTTACAAGCTTCGATGGATTTGATTCCAGTGGAAGAACATCAAAAACATCGCCGCCCATTTTGTGAATGTCCAATGCGTAATCTAGTCTTCTTGGTGATACTTTGTATTTAACCGTATTAGGAATAGAATTCCACCACTCCACGGCAGACTTCGCTGTTTCTGCATCAAATTTTGATTTAAAATAATTCAAGTCAGCCTGATATGGTAACTTTATTTGCACCTGAAAACGATCTAATTGAGCGGGATCAAGTTCTTCGACATCATAGGATTGGTCAAGTTCGTCTTCTGTAAAAGGGTTAATTCCAACCCAAACAGCTTTAAGCTCCGGAAATTTTCTTCCATTTATACTTTTAAATTGAACAAGCTCCATTGTTGCGTTGCGCACTTTTTTATGCGACCTATTGTATTCGTCAATAAAAATTGCTTTTATTTTTCCTAAAACAAAATGTTTAGGCAGAACAAAATCTAGAAAAGTTTTTCCGCTTTTGTCTTTTTCTTCTCTTGGAACTCCAACAAAATCAACAAATGGATCCAGGGTCGAGCCAGATAGATAAAGCCAGTTACCCTCCCCAAATTCCTCGTTAAAGATTTCCGTGATTATTGTAGTTTTTCCTGTTCCGGCTCTACCTTCTAACAGGACATTTTGATTATTTTTAAGGTAGAATTTTAGTTTTGAAACTAATTTTTCGTAACTAAAGCTATTTGTTGCCATGTTTATGTTTTATTATTTTTTTTATAAAAAGTCAAGCTTTACTCAAAATTTTCTAACATAAAAGTGTGTGATTTTTTTGGAATATATGCTACGAATCGATCTGACAAGAACCAATACCATACCTTTTCGTTTTTAGGTCTAACATAGTCGCCGTACCCATCTGTGATAACAAAAACCGCAGAAGGGTATTTTTTGCTTTCTTTTTTGAGTGTTTTTTGTATGTGGTTCTCAAGAATAGAAAAAGATGTTCCGCCAAAGCCGTATAATTTCCCGTTTTCAACATCTTTTTGGTTTAATGGAAACACTTTGTCGTCGAAGCAATGATAATATACATTAAATTTTTCTTTAGGTAGGGATTTTGCCGCTTTCCAAAATCTTGGGGCAAGAGAAGCACACGAGCCAGATGTGTCAAGAAACATCCAAACATCTATTTTATCATTTTCGTTTTTCTTTATTTCACTTTCCATATCAGATGGAATAAAAAAGTCGGATATAAGAAGGTTATTTCGGCGCGGTTTTATTAACCATTGATTCTCTTCTTTCTCATTTTTAGAAAATTTCTTGCTCCATTTTTTTATAACACTTTCCCATTTTCTTTTGGGTTTTGGTTTTATTTTTCCAATAATTTTGCTCATTCCACCAGTGCCAGTGCCGCGAGTTTTTTGTTTATTTTTTTCATCGCCTTTCTGGTCCGCTCTTTGCATTCTTTCAGATATGTCTTTAAGTGAGTCTTTTTCTTCGTCGGATAGCGAATTCACAAGTTCTTCAAGCGTTTTTTGAGCATCTTCGTCAAGAAAAGATGAAAGACCTTCGTGCGAGCTTGATTCAAGCGCTTCTCCATCTCCAGAACAAAGACCAGCTAATGAGATTTTAGGAATGTCTTTATCGTCTTTGATTTTACTAAAATAAAACTCGAAACTCTTATCATTCGGAACTTTTTCTTTTTTAAATACCGTATCCGCCCAACAAAATTTGTTTTTTGGGTCAATTTGTTTTCTATCAAAGCCAAAATATTTTACAAGAGCCTCGTTTATAGGAATATCCAAGCATGCATTTGTCAATTCCGCATTAAGTCTACTCAACAAAGAACAAGCTCTTGAACCGTGTTCGGATATAACATGAAGGCATTCGTGACATATAATAAAATCTTTTTGCGGCTGTGTAAGCTTGTTCCAAAACTTTTTATTAATTATAAAATCAACGCATCGGTTTTCACTATTGAAAACAACACAAGCAGTTGGATATTTTTTTGAATTTGAGTAAACTGGACGCACAAGATCCCAAAACTTATAAAAAACACCGTGGTAACGAATAAGCTCGCCAGCCATTTGGCGATGTTCCGAAAAAGAAACCTGTTCGAATTTTTCTTTTTGTGGCATTGCTTAATACATAATAAGCTTTTTTTATTTTATGTCAATAAATTTTGAAACAAAAACAAAAAGTCCCAATTCTTCTTCTTCTGTAAGGCTGTTTTCTTGACTATCAATTAACTTAAAACAAATTTTTGATTTTATATTTTTTGTTCCGTACTGGTTTTTAATAAATTTTGCCTGATCTTTTCTTGCAGCTGATCTTATTCCTTTAACAAATTCAAAAATGTTTTCTTTTTCTTTTAGGAATTTTTCGTGTATGGCTTCCAGCGAATTAATTTGCAAATCCTGTATTGGTTCTGCTGGTGGGTTTTGTATTGTATTTTTGTCGCTTAAAAACTTTTTAGCAATCTGGCTATCCAAATGATAGCCCGTATTAATAGAACTCATGAAGTTATTATATAGTATAATACTATACACAAAAACATCAATTTTTCGCCTATATTTTTGTCTTGGCGTACGAACCATCCTTGTCGAAATATTCTACATTTTTAAATTCAAAAAATTTTAAAAGATTTTCGCAACTCATGCACGGCTTCGCAAAAGCCAATCTGTTATTTCTGTCTATTCTTAAATTTATTATTGAGCATTTTTTTGAATTTATATTAGTAAGTTTTTTTAATTTTAAAACAGCATTGAATTCACTACAAGTATGTTTTTCATCTGAAAAGTCTTTGCCGGTTTTGACGGAAGTTTTTCTATTAATTAAATTTATTGGGTGGGTTTTTCTACTATTTTGTCCGATTGATATAATTTTACCTTTGTGTATTATAAAAGAAAAATGGTGGCATCTTTTTTTTGAAGATGAATCCACAAGAGAAAACGCTAAATCTTCCAGTCTTTTTTTATTCATTCACAACAGTATATTTCTTTTTGAAGTTTTAAATCAAGATTTTTATTTTTCTCATCTGTAAAGCTTTTATCAATAAAAAGAACTTTGTTCGTTGGCTGTATAGTGAGTCTTCCATTGTCAAGTTCTATAAACTTAAATTCTTTTGACTGTTCTGGAGCGGCAGAAAAGCCGTCTAAAACTGGCGCAACGGTAAAAAGATAAGTTCCCTCAAAATTTTGCTCTTTTACAAAAGCTTTGCACGAAAGACCTTTTAAATAAATATATTCAACTGCTGACCAATGATAACCATAGCAATCCCAAAGCTGGGCTTGCTCTATGGTCCAAGGCGTGCTATTCTTTTCGCAAAAAGAAATTGCATGGGGCGGTATATTACGATAAACAGCCCCGGATTCAAGCATAATATTTAAACCCCAAGCCCTAGATGGAAAACTACAAAGACCAAACCAAACTGCGGGAATAAAACCAATATTTTTTTTGTGCGTAAACGAAGAATCAACCCAAATGTATTTATGATATGGGATTGACCCTATGAAAGAATTCAATTATTCCTCCTCGTTGTTTCTGATAGTGGACACGTATTCATGCCTGTTATCTATCATATAAGATATAAGTTTTGCAGTTTGATCTTCGAATTCTATTTGTTTTTCATCTGGCAATTTGGATATGACAGAATCTATAAGCGAGACACACAATCCCGCCAAGATTGCTGGGTCAATCGACACAGAATCAATTTGAGAGCAAGCCGGTGTATCTTCATTGACCAACCCCAGCACGAAATAAGGAACAAAGTTTTTTTCTTTTTTCATTATTTTATTTATTTTTTAGAAAATCAGAAATGATTTGCTCGATTAATTCGGAAACAGTTATGTCTTTTTTAATAGATTCTGAAACAATGAACTCCAAGAGATTTCTATCAAAATCAGAAAGATCGAGTTCAAGTGTTCCGTATCTCTCTAGCAAAATACCATCATCAGAATTTTTAATTGTAAATTTATCTCCTTGCTTTATATTTAACTGCTCACATTCTTCATCTGTAAAATCTACATAGTATTCTGTTTTTGATTTTATTTGTTTTTTTATGGAACCCATAAAGAAATAAAGCCTTTGGCGTTTAAAAGCTTTTGTTTTAGTTTAGTTAACTTTTACGTCAATATCTATTGTTTCTGGTTGAGCTAATGGAACAACCACCTTCAAAAGACCGTCAACGTATGTTGATTTGATGTTTTTCTTTTGTACTTTTTCACCCAAAGAAAAAGAAAGTTTACCTTTTCTTTGACTGATGCCTTTGCGAAGATAAGAATTTTTATCTTCCGATTCAAGGTGCTTTACTTCGATGTTAAGCAAAGAATCCTTGACTTTTATATCAATATTATTTTTGCCTACACCAGCAAGAGCAACCTCGATTTCATATCGCTCGTCTTCGCCGCTTGACGATTTAACAAGCTTTATATTGTATGGATAAACTGCATTTGGAATATCAAATGCTTTCTCCAGGGTTCCAATTGTGTTGGTTAGCCAACTATCGTTGAACAGATCGGGCAGTCGGCTAAAAACCCGTTCTGTGGACGAATAATGTCCAGGCACTAATGTATTTGTTGTTGTCATATTTATTTTCTCCTTTATTAAGCGAGTTTTATTGTTTTACTTTGCTTTTAAACGCCAAAGCAAAAATATTATACACTTTTTACAAAAAAAGTAAACCAAAAATTAAATAGGCAATTAAAATAATGGAGCCAACTATTACGATTTTTAGTCTTTCTTTTGTGTTCATTTTAAAAGTAAACCTTTCAGTTGATTTAAAAGAATCGGTACTTTAGCACAAGCTAAGTTTTTCTTTTTGATTTTTAAGGGTTGAGTTTTGCAACGCTTAATTTTCAGTTTTTTCGAACGCAACAGAAAAAACTCTGCTAGTGTCCAGCTTGCGTTCCGGTATCGTATGGACGATCCATGTAGTGAGTGCTTTTCCCTATCTTTTAAACCAACTTACTCGGTAAAGTCGATTTGCGTTTTCGCATTAAAGTCATCGATTTCATCTTGAAGTTGATTAATCTCGACCTGGAATAAATCAACTTGCTCATCTAGCTTTTCGCGATTCAAGAAGGCTTTCCATTCGTATGTGTAAACCTCTTTGGTGCCATAAGAGGCTTTTTCTTCGCCCTCTTTATAAGGAACTCCTTGTAGCCAATTAATTATTCCTTTTAACTCAGAAAGGCGAACTAGTTTTTCTGCGATGGGTGCAGAAGCCCTTGAAATAGAACCTTTTAGCCTTGTAATTCTGTCTAATTGAAGCAACAAATCGGAATAAACTTTTTGCGCGTCCACGGATGACGTATTGTCGCTTCGTTTCGAATTTTCGCGCCTAAAAATCTCTTGTAGTTTTGAAATTTCTCCAGCGAATCGATTTTTTGTTTTGAGTGCTTTAGCTATATTCATACTTTATTAGTATAAGAACTTTTTTTCGTATTGTCAAATTTTTTGTGAGTTGACCAGTCTATTTCGTCATAATTGTCCCAAAATTTTTTGCTTATATTTCTTGGTCTATCTCCTTTTCCTGCTTCACTTTTATTAGTGAAGTTGCTTTTTTCTGCTTTTGAATTGTTTTGTTCCATATATTGAGATATTTTTTTTCAAATTAAAAATAATAAACCAGGCTGAAAACCATATTATAGCGGATACAGTCCAGCCTTTTGATGCAAATATTAATATACAAAACCACCAACAAAGCCTGGAAAAATAAATAATTTTATTGTTTTTGTTTTTTTCAAACTTTAAATAATTGATCAACCCGTTCTTATAAAAGAAAAAGCAGCTTAATATAAAAAACAAAAGGAAATTGATAAACAACACAAGGTTTTTTGCAGGTTCAAAATTCAAAAAGGCAGCCGTCCAAACAACTAAAACAGCAAAAACGTTTCTTATAGAATAAATTGCTATCCACTTGTTTTCTTGCATTTTTTTATGTAGATTGATTAAAAAATTCATAATATTTTAAAGTTTACACAAAAACTAGCCAACGCGAGCATCATAGCTGGTGCGAAAAGCGTAAGATGCATGGTAATATACATACCAAAATGTATAAATATTCCGATGATAGCATATATAAGCTGTGTTTCTTTAAACAATAAAAAAAGTGGCGCGAATAATTGATAAAATATTATCGCCCTGCTTGATAAGATATTAATATATTGATTTTTAAATATTTTTGTTATGAAGTTTCTTTTGCCCCATGTTGGAGATCTTGTTGCAATCAACATTGGCGTGCCTTCTATCCAGGCTTTATCATTGATTTTGCATATGCCTGCATAAAAGTACATAAAAATTGTCATTATTTGTATGCATAAAATAGACGCACCAGGAACCATTAATTCTGGTATTATAAATTTTCCGTTGAATAATAAAGAGTCAATTGAAAAAGAATATGCGCACGGTGATATAGCCAAACATAAAAGTATACATCTTATTACATTGTCACCGGCGGTGCTAATAAAAACAGACGCACGTTCTTGAAAATTATTAAAAATAAAACAAAAAATTATTGCAGATACATTATAAAATAAGCCTATACATGAAAAAATACATGAAGCTATAAATATAAATACTATTAAATTGTATTTGTTTGGGTGAGTACAAAAAATATTCTTCTTTTTATCCTGAAAAACTTTTTTACAGTGTGAGGCTTCAGACTTCGGGGAAGTTATCATTATAAAATCTTTGAAATTAAAAAGAATCCAAAAAAGAAAAAATCCAAAAACAACAGATCTATAAATACCTAATGATGTAGCGTTTATATTATAAAAAACGGGATAGCTTATAAAATCATAAAATGTCATAATTATTTTTAATTTTTGCAAATTTTGGCGCATTTGGATTGTGCCAAACAAAATCAAATTTTTCTAAATTTTTTAATTTTAATTCAGAGTCTCTATTTTCTATATCTGAATCTTTTGCATCCAAATCAAATTCTAAATTTCTCACGGACAGAGTTTCTATTATTTCTCCTTTTTCCTTTAAAAAAGAGCTAACCGCCTGTTTAAAAATTCTATTGATATAAGTAGAGTTATAATTATAATGTGAAACTAAATGGGTTGCAAAGGTTTTGTTTTTAAATTTCAGGTTTCCAACTTTTTTGTCTTTTATTAGAATCCATCTGTATTGTTTTCCGCACGTAGTTCTTGTAGTTATAACAAGATCATAAAATTTTTTATCATTTAAGTGCAAAAAAAGTTCCCAAGCTGGAAACACATTATATTTATATATAATATTGTTTATTGGATTTTTAAGATTTTTAAAAAAAATACCTATTGGGCTACCGTGCAGCATTCCAAAGTCAAAAACATAAGAATATAAATATATATAAAAGAATACAATTCCAATACATTTGTAGGCTAAAATTAAAAAAAAATCAAAACTCATTTCTATTTATTATATGCAATATTATTTTTTATAAATTTAAAAATTTGTTGTTTTGGTATTGTTTTGCCATCTAGCACGCAAAATAAAAAAGAATGGAAGTTTTTTGCTGCATAATTTTCAATTATTTTTTCAGCTTTTTCTTTTCTTGTGTATTCAAGCGGCATTTTTTGTAAAAAAGTTTTCCCCTCTGTCATTAGGTTATTAAAATAATCACCTTGTTGGCAAATTAATTTTAACTTCTCATCTAATTGCGAAGCTATTTCAAAATCAAATTCGGTTTCTATTTTTTTAAAAAAATCTTCGTATGAAGATATCCTGTTGTCTATGTAATAGTCTATTAAATTATCTATTGAATTTAATTGAGATTTTATTCGATGCAACTGTAAATACCAGTCCGACTTTAATTTTATTCTATTTTGCCCATCATTATAAACCAAAACAATGCCTTCTTTATTTTTCCATGATTTTACTAGATTTAACAAAGATTGAGTTGTGGGTTTTGAGTCTAAATGGTATCTTTCCGGCAATTTAGGATAACCAATCTGCTCCCATATATCATATAGTTCAGAATTAGTTATCATTTCCATCGTATTTTTATCTACTCCGCCAAGAAAATAAAAATCTACCTCTTTTGGCCGAACAACTATTACGTTATTTGGTGTTACAATTTCAAATAATAAAGAATAACTCTGATTATTTTTTAAAAATTCAATCAATTGCGGGTATTTCTTTGGAAGCAATTCAAAGTCTTTATAATTTTCTTGTTTTTTATAAGAAGCCGTGCCCCTTGTTCTCATTGAGAATTTATTATTAACGTAATCACATATTAAACAAGAACCATCTATTTTGTCGTATAAAACCCAATCATTAAATTTATCAGGATCGGGATAACAATCAGGCTTTTCACCTTTGTTGAAAAATTTTTTAAACCCGCTAGATAATACATTTCCCTCTTTAGAAACTATTAAAGAGCGAAAATGTAAATTTTTATCATTCCATTTCGCATCTATTTCTGGAGTTATCAGGTAAGCATCCAAATCGCAAAAAGTAACAGGAGTTATATTAAAATAACCTTCCTCTACCGGCAAATCTATTTTCATTTTCTATTTATTAAAAATATAGATAAAACCAATCCAGACAAAATCAAATCAACCCAAACACTTGTGGAATAATAAAAACAAATACATGCGATACCAATAGTAAAAGTAATAATTGAAGTTTTATATAGATTCATTTTTTAAATAAAAAAAATTTTATATTTCATTCATCCGTAGAATATTTTACTTCGAAACCGCCCGTTTTGTAAAACCTTTCGTTCTCTTCTCCGCATTCTAACCAGCTATCTTCTGATTTTTCCAAAGAAGACAAATATGTTTTCCATTCAGCAAGTTGACCTAATTTTTCCAGTGCAAACTCAGCATCCAAATTTAAATCGTAAGGTATTCCACCGTATAATATAAATTCTTTGATGTAGTTAAGAAAATCTTTATCGGTTTCTCCTTTATACGGATCATTTTCCAAGCTTCTAAAGTCATCAGGGTTAAGGTCAACAACTTCTGTTGCTTCAAACAGTATGACTTTTCTGCACTTTCTAATTTTCATAAATGGGATTATATTGGAAAAGTTCGTTTATGTCAAGAAGTTTGTGACGGCATCCTGCGATTTCTTCTGTCCACGAAGAGTGAAAATGACCATAAAAATGAAAAGATGGTTGACATACTTTAAATATTTCGTCCATCATTGCTCTTTCATTATTCAAATCTTGAATAAGATAAGCATCCTCCCTTGCCCAGCCATAAACCATTTCATTGAAGTGTTGTGGAAAACACCAAGATGGCGCGGTATGCGTTACCAAAATATCAACTTTTTGCAGCTTTTCTTTATCAAAAACAACACCCTCATCATCCCAATAAGATACACCGTTTTGTCTTCCTGTTCGGTCAATAGAAATAGCCCCGCCAATAAATTGAATAGATTTGCCATCGTATTCCATTATCGTATAGTCTTCAAGTAATTCAAAATTGCTTAGCTTAATTTGGTTTTCTGCTTTAAAATACTTTGGGCCGTCGTGGTTGCCTCTGGTGGCGTAAAAATTTATATTTCTATTTTTAAAAAAAGAATTAATTTCACTAAAAATTCTGGCTTCATAACCTGGATTGAATCCAATCCCGAGGTCACCAACCGAAATAATGTATGCATTTTCAATATTTTTTTTTGTCATATTGAAAAGTAGATGATTCCAATCGCCATGAATGTCACCCAGCAAAATTATAGGTTGCTTACAATTCAAAGTTTTCATTGTTATTTTTTTCTTGTTTTATGGCGTATTCTAACTCTTCTTTTAGTGCTTTTAAGGCTTCATTATAGGTTTTGCATTTTATTTCCACTTTATCATAAACATATCCGTAATGTTCAATAATATAAACGGGCGGCTGTCCATAAGACCATTTGCTATTGATATACCAATGGCAATCCCTATCTTTATGATGATCTTTACCAATTAAAGAATACCATTCATTTGTAAGATTTGTTATTTCATCAATAATTTTATTCATTTTTTTAAAAGCTTATGCTTATTGAAGTAAATGTATTTAATTTTATTTCTTTCCCAAAATGATCGTAATCTGGATTTATATTACTAGATATATATATTGCGTATTTTTTATTTTTAGCCTCGTGTATGCGGAATTTGTATTCTGTATTTAGGTTTGTTGTTAGTTTTTCATTTTTTTGTTTTGAATAACTTGTGTTGCCGTATAATTGTATATTATCAAATATAAATGCACTTGATTTTTCATTTGCTATAAAAAAGAAAAAAAATATAAAAAACAAAAGTTTCATTGTTGATTTAAACAAGCCTGTCTTCCCAGCAAAAAATTACATTATCGAATTTTTGCAGCTTGAAAACCAGGTTATGGTATATTAATTTTTCCCATATCCCATATTTGTTTGCCAATCCAGAACCGAGTTGTGAGATATAAAAAACTTTTGTTGGGTTTTTTGAAATTATTTTTTCTAGTTTAGTCAACTCCTCAAAAAAAACAGGCGAGTATTCTTCTGGCATGTAGAATGAAGAATCTTTATTGTCAGGAAATTTTTTTGTTATAAAACCTATTGCATGAGGGTGGTCTCTTAATGCTGCCGCACCGCCATAACCAGTTCTTTCCAAATTGTCGCCAAAAATAAAATATGCATTTAGATTTTTATTTAAAAAATCTTCTGTGATTGTTCTGTTTTGAAAAATAGCCATTTTTATGTCCAAAAAAAGTCTCTGTATTCTATAAATTCTTTTAAGATTTTAGTATCGGTGTCGTCAATGAGTTTTTCAATTCTGTTAACTTCCTTGTATTTTACTTCATACGGTATTCCGTCATCCTTTAGATATATTCGAGTCGTTCCATCTTCTTGCGGAATTCGCTCGAACATATCTTCGATTGGCTTGCTTGGAGGATAGGCGCTATCAAGATCAATTTCCAATTGTGGTCTTGCTTTTGTTATATAAAAATAAGTGTGTTCAAGCCATCTTGCAAATTTTTTATGCGCTTCGTCTGCTTCCCAGTCTACAATATCAGCCTTGTATTCGTTTTCATAAAAGATTTTAATCATTTCAAAGTTTAATTCTACCATGAAATGAGAAGTGTCCCTCCATGTTCTAGGGATAAATTTACGCAATCTTTTATTTTGAGGTTTGAAAATAGGCTTGATTTTTTCCCAGTAAATCATTCTCCACGAATAAGGAAAAATATCTAAAAAATCCCAAACCCCAAACTTTTCAAGGGTATAGCTTCTTATTTTGCCAAGAAAAGTTTTGTTTTTATTATCATCCAATTTAATTGAATGATTTTTTGCTGTGATCTTTTCAAGATTCATCTAAAATCCTCCAAAGAATAAAATTCGTGTTTGTTTCTCATTTCTTCTACTTTCCAATCCGGAACGCCGTGTTCATTTTGAAAACGCCCCGTCATGTGATGTATTTCTACACTATACCCATATTTTTTTGCCAAGTCAATATATGGTTTTGCGTCTCTTTTAATTAAAGAAGTATTCGAAACAATAACATCGTGACCCATTTTCATGGCGTTTTCGGTATAGGTTTGGCATCGCTTGTGACAATAATTTAAATTTTTAGGATCAAAGTGATATATACCGAATTTATCTTTCATCCAATGATCTGCTTCAAAATTAAATTTTATTCCTTTTTCATTCATTAATTGCTTTGCAAAATAGGATTTTCCAGAACCTGAAGGTCCGGCGATTAAATAAAGCGTTTTACCAAGCCCAGCCGCCTTTTGGATTGTAAAGCGTGTTTCCATTTTCTTTTTTCCAATTTTTTACAGGTGATAAAATATCAATTCCTGTTATTTCTGACGCAAACCTGAGTATTCTTAAATTGGGCCATGTTTGTGGTCTTACTTTTAAAATTTCTTCTAAAGCTTCTTCTGGGGTTTTTCCATTTAAAACCCAAGTAATGATTCCTATTGCGGTTGACCTAGATATGCCAGCAAAACAATTTATTCCAAGATTATACGCAACGGGCGAACTTATTATTTCTTCTTTTAAAAATGTTATTATATTTTGAATTTGATTTTTTCTTGGTCCCATTTCTTCAATATTTTTAATTATAAACTGGTCTTGATCTTCATCTGACCAGTCATAAAAAAATTGACTGAGATATTTAAAATTAGGATTTGCGTTAAGAAAATTTTTTTTCAATCTTTTAGATCTATGTCGGTCTTCTTCATCTACTGCAGAAATCCATGCATTGTATCCAAAGCTATTTTCTTTATAAGAAATACTAGTTGCCCCGCTTAATTCATGAATCGTTACTTTGTTTATCATTTTCTGAAATGAACTGACTTATTCTTGCAGAAGCCACTGACCAAGTTATGAAAAATAAAACGCCACTTGTTATCCATCCACCAGCAATCAATATGCAAGACGGGGCTATCCAAGAACAAAAATGCACGTATTTATTAGGAACATCGTTTGAGGATAGAGATTTTTTTAAATTATCAAAAACCAACGCATAGCCGGTTATTACTACAAGTGCATAAAAATTTAAAAAATAAATAAAATTTTGCGCAATAATGTTTTCACCGAATGTGCCGAACCAGGTTGTTATTGTAAAAACAAATAGCCTTATTAGTGATTTAGTTGTTCCGTTCATTTCTTTTTTTATCTATTGATTCCCAGTGTTTTTTAACATTTTCTTTAACTGGAGTAAATCCTTTTTTTCTTGCTTCCTCATAACAAAGTGTTTTGTACCACCCATTTTTAACGCACAACTCGCCTCTTGTACCGTTATTTTCACAAGTAACTTCTGATTCTCGCTCCATTGAATCAACAATTGCATGTGCTATTCTTGTTTCGGTGTCATTCGCGCCGTAGATTGAATAGTAAAACCTTAATGTTCCAAATTTTTCTTTTATTTGATCGGCAACAATTTCAACGGTTCTACCATCTTTAAGGCAAAGATCGCACAAATGTTGCAATGCGGACATGCCTTTTTCAAGCAAATCAAACCAGCCGTCGCCGGTTTCCACGCCCCAATGCATGCATGTCTTTGTAAAATCACCGCGATAATTCCTGAAAATTACAGGAAATTTTTCTACTAGTTTTTTTTCAAGCTCTTCTTTCATCTTTTATTTTTTCTTTCTAGAACAATAACCGACTCTGCGTCTTCTGATTCAGAAAATTCAAACTCGCCATCCCACCATTCCACGTTATTTATTTTTTTTACCGTTTTGCTTTTTACCTTATCAAGTTCGTCGTATCCAGACTCGTAACCTTGAACCAATACTTCTTTTTCTGGATTTTCTGCAAGCAACAAATCAATTAAATATTTTACCTTCATTATTTTAGTTTATTTTTGATTTTTTTTATTTCAAATTCTAACAAATTTTCTCTTCCGTAATTTTCTATGCCATTAAATGAGCCTTCTATAATTAATTCTCGCAGCTTTCTTTTATCCATTAAAACCGTTGCTCCTTTTTCGGAGGCTGTCAGACAAATTGTTTTTCCGCGAAAAAATACCCACGTTTTGGTGGGTTTATGTTTAACCCCGTAAAAATCAAAATCGTTTAATTTGTAAGGAAGGTTTTCAACCAAAATGCTTTTTGCGTATAAAAGATCGTTATCTACCGCCCTTTCGGCAAGGGTGTCAAACTCATATTCTTGAGAAAGAATAGAGGAAACTTCTTTTAAATCCTGTGTTAGAATTTTGAGTTCAAAAATAAATTTCTTGCTCATAGGTATCTTAATGCAAGATGATATATTTTTTGATTTAAATTTAACCAGGATCTTACCAAATTAAAGACTTGTTTTCTGAAAATACCATAGGTTTTTGTTCGGAAAATAAATTTATTGTACCATTTTTTTCTTTTTATCTGATCTTCTTCAAGAAGATTCTTTATTGCTTTTTTATTCTCGGTGACATCGCGGCTTTCTTCCTGTGTTATTTTTATTTCTATTAGTTTGCCATCTGTAAACTTCGCTTGGAAGTCAACTGAATATGCAAAAGTTTTATCTTCGTTTTCTTCTACTTCCTCGTAGCAGTAGAAATTTAAAATGCCATGATAATCTAGCTTTATATCTTCAGAACTAACAATATCCATATAACCCTTTAAAAAGGCGTTATCATCATCTACCCATTTATATGTATCTTTTCTAAACCAAAACTCACCGTTTTTTGTGATTGTGTAAGTAGACATAGAGTTTTCCATGTCTTTTGTTTGGAATTCGACTTTAGAAAAGTCAACTCCTAGTTTTTTCGCCAGGCTTGATTCCGGCAGCTCGTATTCGCATTTTATATAATCAAACATTGACATAATGTTATTATTATAATTTTTAAATAAAAGTCAAGTATTTAAAAAGGGTTTTTTGTTTTGTTGTTGTGGTGATCGAAGCTAATGACGGGATTGCTAAAATTACTTTTAATTTCTCCGAAGGTTGCTGGAAATGGATGGCGCTCAATGCCGACGTCCATTATCTTTGCTGTATAAAGAATATTTCCAAGATCTGTTCCGTAAAGTGATCCGTGCGAATGACTGTGAAGCATCCACGATCCTTTACCTTGACCGTTCCATGAAGCGATTGCATAATGCGACATAACAACCGGCTGTCCGTTTATATATGCCTCAAGGTAATTTGGTACAAAAATAACCTCTTTATCGTCAATTTTTAATATATTATTTTCGGCGGCTTCAAAAGCTTGCTTCCAACCGCTCTGGTGGTTCCCACTCATAACAAACACACGACTGAAATTGAGTCGATTAAATAGTTTGATGAATTCTTCTGCGCCACCGTACCCAAACATGATATCACCAAGAAGAAATCCAATAGTATTCTTATTGGCTTTGCTATTCCAATTTAAAATTATGCCATCGTCATGTTCTCTAGACGACTGAAAACCACGCCGCTTCCAAATAGGAATTTCCCACTTTGGGTCGTGCCTATAGTGTAGGCAACCCCAAAAAAGAACTTCGTGATTTTTAGCATCAACGCGAACCGGTTGATAAAATAATTCTTTCATCTTTTTTAAAAGATATATTTTTTTAATTAAAAAAGCAAATTTTTATTTTCAAATTTGTTTCCGATGACTTTCAATTTATGATTATAAGAATATGAATCATGTAACCATAAAAAAGACCATGTTCCTTCGTGGTTTATAGTCTTAACAAAAAAAGCTCCATCGACATATTCAACTACTCCAAGTATTTTTTTTGTCTGACTTCCTGCTATAATAACTTCATATTCAACTATATCCCCTTCCCAAATTTCTTTTTCTTCACTGTCATTACAACCAGTATATTGAGAAGGAGTCAGAATATCCCATTCCTTTTCATCAAAAAGCTCGTCAACATAGCCCCTGTATCTATATTTTTGAATAAACGACTTTCCGGCATTGCACCAGAATCGAAATTTAATTGGTCTTTTCACTTTTACTCAAAAACTGATTTAAATCCCAAGAATAAACGCCATGATCTCCGTTTTCTAAAATAGGACAGGTCTTTCCTCTCATAAAATTTTCCCAATCCTCGGTAAATTCAGGAGGAAGTTCAGAAAGAATCATGCTTTCTGATAAGGCTTTAAAATCAGAAGATTTTTCTTTTAAGTTTTCAATCCATTTTTTCATTTGTTTCAATACCAAAATTGATTGGTTCCTTATCATTATAGATTATATCTGAAATATTGCAAGGTTTTTCTTCTGTGTTGTCTTTTTCTAGAACAGAAATTCCATCCAAGAGCCCATTAATTGTTAGTTTGTCGTTGTTGTTCATAAATTATTTCACTAAATAGTCTATATATTTTTGCAAGTTTGGTAAATCCTCTTCTAAAATGTCTTGCACAGAATAAACGGGAACTGGTCCCATGAATTCTTTCCTGTCGTGTAGTTTAATATCTGGATAATATTTTAATTCAAAAACAAAATAGTCTTCATAGGGCGGCATAACCGCCTCTATGTGCAATCTTTTATTAGTTGAACAGCTGCTTCTAAATACAAACTGCCAATGAGTATAAGATTCATGTTCTGGTTCATCAGAAGCAACCGACATATCTTCCCATGCTCCAGAAGCAACGCCGTCATTGTACCAATAATATTCAAAGTTATGAAAACCGAATTCTCTGAGTTTTTCTTTGATTTTTTCTGCTTTTTTGTGCAGTCGAATAGTTTCGGCTTTCATTTTAATTTCTTTTTTAATTTATTTTTCGGTGAATCTTTTATCTTATAATAAAGATCGTCTAGTATAAAATACAGTTCATTCATTTCTTCATCTAACTTTATCTTAACACTATCAATTTTCGCTTGAGCCGCTTGTAATTTTTTGAGGATTGTTTCAGCTTTCATTTTTATTAGTATCTTTAAAATAACTCTCTTGGAATTTCAACAAAATTCTCCCATACTTCTCCAAAGCTGCAAATTCAAATTCTCCAAATTTTTCCATACATCCATGGGAACACAAGCCAGACTCATAAAATGCATGTTCTTCCCAAGATTTGATTACAGATTCGTCAAGGTTCATTTTGTTACTTCTTCCCAAAGCGATTTGATATCATAACAGATTGGTTTATTATTCTCATCCCAAGCTTCTAGAATTTCTCCGCTTGGAGTTACTCGTTCGTATATAAACCAATCAATCCATTCTTTATTCATACTTCCAAATGCCTTTTCCATTAGCATATCAATAACATTGTAAAGATCGTCGTTGTAACTGGACATATCAATACCAAGTTTAAATATTTCAAGTTGATCTTCTCGTTTTTGGAGAAGTGTTTTGATTAGGATTTCAAATTGTTGGTACTTCATTTTTATTGATTTTATTGCGAAGTTTTTCGTTCTCAAGCTGCAAAGCAGTGATTAATTTCACTTGTAAGTCAAACATTTTTTTTAGCTTTTCGTTTTGTTGTTTGAGTTCAATTGCTTCAAAAACTTCTACAAGAAAATCTTTCATTTAACAAGATAGTTAATGCTTTCTACTGTCATGTTTTTGGAAATAGCTTCTCTAATCAAGTCTCTAGTTTCTTTTCCAGAAAGATAGTTTAGATAACTACCAAAGCTTGCAACAAGAAGTATTACAACAACTATAAGACAGAATGAAACAGTAAGCAAGGTGTCAATGTTAAGATCTTTAATGTTCATAAGTTTTACTTTCAATAAATTTTTTAAAGTTTTCATAAGTTTTTGCTAAATGTTCCTCACATTTCTTCTGAGCAATTTCTAACGATTTAAATTTCTTTTTAGGGCATATGTTGATTTCATCTACATGAGGACCAGTAAACAAATATGGAGAATAAAGATCATCATAAGATTCCACAACATACTCCCAATTTATGATATCAACTTTAGCAGAATACCAATGACCAGATTTATCTGATAGGTATTTCTTTTTCCAGTTTAGTTTGAGGGTTTTCATTAATCCATTATATAAGGTTCTTTGACAATTACAACCCACTCATCATCTACTTTTTTAACTTCTGATGAATTGCCTTTTGGAAGTGGTTTCTTTTTAAAAGCTTTATTTACACATCCCCACATAGCACTATAGTCTTTATTCTCAAAAAGAAAATCTAATGTAGGCCAATATCTCTTTGGAAGCGAAAATGTTTTACTCGGATCAAAATTTACAATCTTTGGAGGCGGGGTTCCTTTATAGCCAGACCCATAGGCTCCATCTCCAGATACATCCATAATCTTTCTATAACCATTATTTCTCTTGTAATGAAGATATTGATCAATTACTTTGCGAATAATAAAAGCATCAGTGCCATCCTTCATTTCTGAACAACCAACCCCATAAGACATATTGGAACTTTCAGAAATTATTTCATGCTTAAAAACAATACTTCTTACAGTTGTTTCGAGATTTTTCTTATCATTCCAATCCAAATCCTTGTCCCAATATGCAGCACCCAAAGCCATACCAATTTGACCAGAACGCAAACGAGAATAAGCTTCTAGTGCATGGACTAGAGTATACAAATGCTCTTCATCAAACTCAATCTGAACCTTTTGAGATTCTTTTTTCTTTTTCATGCTTCGTATATTTTCCATTGCGGCTTTTTATATCCATTGATCATATAGAAATGTCTATTCTTTTCCCAATCATTATTCCAGAATTTCTTAACAACGTCAAGATATTCTTTTGCTTCTGATTTTGTTGGAAAAAGTTTAATAGCTGTCGGTGTTTCCTTTAGCTTTGAAAATTCCTTTTGACAGGTCGGAACACTTGTTGTCCAACCATTCAAAGGACTTGTGCTTTCAATGTTTACGTATGTGTATTCGTCTGGTTTATGATTATATTCACAAACCTTGTATTTCTTTTTTTGTGTTTTCATTGTATTTGCTTGGCTGTTGTTACATCAATTTTAGTTGGGAAGTAATTCTCTCTTTCTTTGAGCATTTCATTTGCCATCTTATAAGCCAACTTGGGATAATCAACTACTCCCTTGTTGACGAATAATTCGGTGATATATCTAGATGATACTAAGGCTTGCAGGGATTGTCCAGCAAAATAATCTAGTAATTCAATATTAATCGTATTAGATATCATAACCCATACCTTTATAATATTCACAAAAACGTTTTTCGCATTCATTTCTAGTTTTAAATGGACCAAAATATTCTTCAAAAAGATAATCTTGAAAAAACCATCCACCATTTTTGTGTTCAGAATCTATTTCTTTCCATTCATCATCATTCCAGATTTGAAGACTGATATGATCAAAATATTGAATAGAACATTCATAATAAATGTCTATCATAGAAGGATTAGACCAATCGATTTTTTTTAATTTTTTAGCTTTGATTTTAGGTTTAGATGTTTTTAATGTTGCTTTCATATTAAAGATTTATTCATGAACCCTACAATTTTTTTTAGAAGTTTGTGCATATTGCCAAGTTTTTTGTCTGTCTTTTGTTCTTTTATCAGCTTCTGGGGTATCGCAAAGTTTCCAAAATACATTATTGATAAGCTCTTGTTGCTTCTTATCAGAAATCTCTCCGTTGCCAACGCGGTGCATATATGACCAATGATCAGCATTTTGAACTAGTTCTGCAACACCTTCATTGTCTGCACAAATTACAAACATGTTGATCTTATGAAGGAACTCTTCGTAGATCGCAACTTTCTCCTTGTTGGTCGGGCTTTTCATAATTTTTATTTTTTTACAAGGATTCCACTTTCATCATAGATATAATCCTCTTTCAGATTACCAAGAACTTCCAAAGTGTCAAGTTGAATATTAGAAATTTCATGATGCCAATCTACGACATATGCACAGAGATCACAACTGTATGTAACTTCTCCAATTATTTCCAAACCTTCTAAACCATATACGCCTTTTACTACATCGCCCTCAAAAATCTCTTTCATGTTAGAGTCAAGAATTCCAAGAAATTGCTGAACCTCACACTCATCTCCTCCAGAACCATTTTGAAGATTGTGGAATTTTCCATCTAAAGATAGAATATAATGACCTTGATAACCCTTATCTGGATAGATGAATCTCTTTTCTAGCTTGTCCCAAACACGGAATTTTTTGTTATTCACATTCCCATGTTATGATATTATGGGGAGATGTCAAGAAAATAATTTTATAGAGTATTAATCCATTTAAATGATTGATGAATTTGTTCTGAAAAATCTTTTCCTAAAATCTCAGACCAATCGTTTTTTAGAGGTCTTACTTGATTTCTGATTTCATGATCTCCATAAGGCCAGCCCAATTCATGCTCTTTGGTATATTGTTCCACATTATTAAAGTCATGATTAAATGGCTTTTCCTCCAGATATTCCCAAACATTATTCATGGTTTCTTTGGGATTTTTTGTGAGTTCCTCAAAGTGAACAAAGTGAAGTTTGTCTTGATATCTTTTTACAGCATCAGAAAGTCTTTCCACAGCAATTCCAAGTGGTGGAATGTTCAGCCATCCCTGTGCTCTTTTTTCCACAGTGGTCCAATTCTGAGGAGATTGTTTCTCAACTCCAGTAAAGGGAAAAGGATGTTTGCGCCATTTCTTTTCAAAGGAAGAAAGAATACCTCGCATATCTCTTACAGGAACCAATACTTTGGCATTGGGCCAGATGGCAAAAAGCATATCCAAATGCCCAACCCAAGAACGACACTTATCAACTACTACTGGACGATCTGTCAGTCTATTAAAGGCATTTTCACATCCTCCTTTGACATAATCATAAAACAAAGTTTCTCCATCTTGAGGATTTGGAATGGTTTTAAATTCTTCTGTAGCGGAAAATTGCCTTGCAATATAACCGATTTCATGAAGACCGCTAGTGGCTGTGGAATGAATCCTAGGATTTTGGGCTAAGACGTTCATGAGCAAGGTAGAACCAGAACGAGGAAGACCAGAAACAAAGTGAATAGTTTTTGACATGTAAATATATTATCAAATTTTACTCAAAAGTCAAAAGAAAAAAAGACTCTTCGGTTAGCAAGAGTCTCTAAGGTTCAAATCTTTTTAATATTATAATAAATTATATAAATGTAATTTTTTAATAATCTCTTCTTGAATTTTTTCTTTTTCGTTTGTTTTAGAACCCCAAAGATGAGTATAACCAAATTTTTTTGAGTCTTGAGTGATGTCTTCGCCTAACAAATAAGAAACTTTTTTATCAAACAATTCAGCAAGTAGTGAAAAATAATACTGTTCTATCATTACTGAAGGATGTGCACTATTTGCTCCGTTGTAACAAATAGTTCTTTTATTTTCATGATCCAAAGCTACTTTAATTGCTTCTGTGGCATAAAAGTCGATAAACTCTAAATCCGTTCCTCCAAAAATTCCGAAATTTGCACAATGATCGATTCTTTTCTTTGCAAAAAAATATTTGTTTGGAAGAGTCTTTATAAAGTTTTCAACGTTGTAAATGTTTTTGATGTTATTTTCTTTGTGTTGGGTTATTAAAGGATTATAAAGAACATGATGAGACAGTCTCCCAAAAAGAAACACATCATTGTCTATATGAAGAAATGGGTCACCTTTTTTTGCAATGTGTTGATAAGCTATAATTTTTCCTAAGGCCCACAATTGTTGACAATTTTCTGGAATTTTGCCCTCCAAGCAAGTTTCAATTTTGGAAAACGGAAGATCTTTTAGACATTCTTCCCCGATACAATCGGTTAATAAATGAACTTCCGAAAACTGTCTTCTCAGCAAATATAAAGACAGTTTGAACATTTTATAGTCTATATTGTCTTTTGACAGAGGTTTATAACCTCTCGATGACCACGACATATAGGCTTTCATGCAAGTTCGTTAATAATTTGACCAGACCAATTAATTTTTTTATTGATTATGGTCCAGTTTGGCCGACAACGTTCTAATTGAAATTTTTGTTCAATTCTTTCTAGAACTTTAGTTTGATCTTGCTTGAAGTCATTATAATTTACGATTAAAGAATTTTTTTCATTTTTTTGAGAAAAGTTAAAATAAGATTCTACTTGTCTGTCATAATATTCTTCGAGGTCCTTATAAATTTCTGGTCCGTGCGGAGTATTAAAAACGAATTGGGAACAATCTTTAAATTCCCATAACATTTCAAATGATCCCCAGTGTTTTTGTTTAATTGTTTCAATCCATTCTTCTTTATCTCTAATAGAAAATATAAAAAACAATTCTTCCCATGTGATTTTTTCAATTTCGTTGTAAACAGAGAGATCTTTTGGTCGAGCGTGTTTCCATCCCAAATAGTCATTGAACTCTCGCTTTAAACAGAATTCAGACCAAAAATTTAAAGGTAAAAGATGTTCCAGTAAATTAGTTCCCGATCGAGGAAGGCCAAAAATTTTTATTCTTTTTTTCATAGAGCGTATTTTTGGTTCTGGATGACTAAATCCAAATCATCTACTTCATTTTGAGTTTTATTGGCTTGATAGAACAAATCCATTGTTCTATAGTTGTTTCCCATTTTATTTGTGTTTCCTATAGCTTGAAAATTCGTGCTAGAATTTGTTTCTGGTTTGTAATCATTGACATCAAACTTTTTTAGGTTGTTTTTCCACTTTTCCTCTGATTGCAGCCTATAATGATTTAAACGAAATAAATCTAAATTTAAATTGAGGGAGTTTTGAAAAATTGTTTCGCAAGAAACTTCGTGAACATGAATTTGAAATTTTTGAATTGTGGAAGATTTCATAATACTTTTATATTGACATGTATCATCAATATAATTTAAATAGTCTTTGTTCATTGTAGATCGTTTTATAAATCCTTCTACAATAGATTTTGGTTGCTTGACTTGGTTGTTGCTTCCAAATAAAACCATTGGAATAGCCAAAGAAAAAATTTGAGATTGTTCAAGATGGTTACAAGCTTCTCTTAAATCTAAAAATTTAGGCGACCAGACATATTCATCTATATCACAAATTAAAAACCATTCTGTTTCTTTTAGTTTGTTTATGAAAAATTGATTGTAATAATGAGATTGTCTTCCCCAAAATTGTTTTCTTTCGTTGATAGAAAATAGAGTTATTAGTTCTTTATAGGGTTCCAACACATTTAAAAAATTATCAGTGCTGTTATCATCTATCAAATAAAAATGCTCTACCCCTCTTCGAATATGATGATCCAGCCATTCTTTTAAGGAACTTTCTTCATTGTTGAATATAGCTCCAAATGATAGTTTATACTTTAACATTAAACCTCCAAACCATTAATATATTGTTTGCCACTCCAAACTCCGTTTCCGTCTTTACATAAAGTGGTTGGTTCATTATTTACATAATATTTATTATACTGCCAACCTTCAATTCTTCCGTTTTTGTATTCAAAACCATGCTGAATACCATTAAAATTTTCTCCAAAAAATCCAAATGTAAAATTTTTTGCAAGAAAACGACATTTTTTGTTTTTGCGAATACCCGTGGATACCAAAGAATTAAACACAACAAGGCGGTTGTCTCTTAAATCTACACCACGAACACATTCCGTTTCGAAAGAATTTTCTTTATTTTTTGTATTTATAAACAAAATGTTGGCATCAATTAAATCCCAATAATTGCTCTTTATGTTTTTCTTGTATCCAAGATATAAATTTCCGTTGTTAAGCAAAACATAAATTTTATCATCTACGCAAATAGCTTGTTTTATCGAGTCTTTTTCAAAATAACCGGTGAATAAATCGGAAGTTATTGAAGTGTTTGTTTTAAAACAATTCTGTAAATAATAATCCACAAAAACCTCAATGCCATTGTTATTAAAAAATAAATTTTTATAAATTTTGTGTTTCGGTGTTAAATTTTCCTTTTTCAATAAAAATTGATTTGCCGAAACTTCGTAAATTTCTGTTTTGTTTTCTTTAAAATAAAATTCATAATAATTATTATCAAAACCAGAAATAATTTTAGACGGAAGACGAGAGATGTTTATTTCTGAACTATTTTCTTTTTGGTCCGATAGAGCTTTGTATTCTTGTTCATTCAAACAAATGAAATAATAAGGATTATTTTCAATTAAAACTGCATTTTTAATACTTTTGAGTTGGTTATTATATCGAAATTGAAAGTTTTTTTTATTAAACATTATTATCGGAATATTAACACTCTCTAAAGTTGGTGTGTTTTCTTGAAAAAGAATTCCTACGTTGTTTTTGTTTTCAACAACTTCTTTAATATCGATTGCTCTGAGAGGGTGGGGAAATATTTCTTTTAAAACGCCAGTTCTATCTTTAAAAATATTGTTTAATAACGGAACATTATCCATTGTCAATAATGTTTTCGGGTTCTCCAAAGTTCATTAGACCAACTCCCCCGCTTCCTGAACCGCTACTATTGCTAATTTCGGCATTGAAATCTCCTACCCACTCCAAATCTTTAATAACTGTAACATTGTTATTTCCTTGGAATGTTAATGCCGTTCCTTCCTCCCAAGTCGTGTCAATTACTCTGGCATGAATGGTTAAAGGAGATGCTGTATTTAGGAATACATTACCACCATTAAAACGCGTTTGGGTAACATAACAATCTACAGAAGATAGATTAGGATTATCACGGAATGCACTACCTCCAATACTAGTCACAGAATTTGGTATGGTGACAGAAGTGAGTTGATTACTACGGAATGCATAACTTCCAATACTAGTCACAGAATTTGGTATGGTGACAGAAGTGAGTTGATTATTACGGAATACCCCATTTCCAATACTAGTCACAGAATTAGGAATGGTGACAGAAGTGAGTTGGTTAGAACTGAATGCATAACCTCCAATACTAGTCACAGAATTAGGAATGGTGATTGAAGTGAGTTGGTTATTACGGAATGCTTGGATTTCAATAGAAGTCACAGAATTAGGAATAGTAACTGAAGTGAGCTGGTTATTACGGAATACATAACTTCCAATACTAGTCACAGAATTTGGTATGGTGACAGAAGTGAGTTGGTTATTACGGAATGCGCTTTGTTGAATAATAGTCACAGAATTAGGAATGGTGACAGAAGTGAGTTGATTATTATCGAATGCACTACCTCCAATACTAGTCACAGAATTTGGTATGGTGACAGAAGTGAGTTGATTACTACGGAATGCACCAGATCCAATACTAGTCACAGAATTAGGAATGGTGACAGAAGTGAGTTGATTATTACTGAATGCATAACTTCCGATATTAGTCACAGAATTAGGAATGGCGACAGAAGTGAGTTGGTTATATAGGAATGCATAACTTCCAATATTAGTCACAGAATTTGGTATGGTGACAGAAGTGAGTTGATTATTACGGAATGCCTCATTTCCAATACTAGTCACAGAATTAGGAATGGTGACAGAAGTGAGTTGGTTAAAACTGAATGCATAACTTCCGATAGAAGTGGCCGAAGTTCCAATATCTACATAACCAGCAATATTAAAGTATCTTTTCCAAGTTTGTGGAACATTTCCATTTAATGGATTTCCTGCGGTAACATAAATAGTTCCATCGGGATTATAGATTGTGGTATCCAGAGGACTAACAAATCCTCCACCACCATTTTCTCCACCCCCACCAGAAGCGGAGAAAAGAGTTTTGCCTTCTAGTTTTATATTTGTGTTAGGTGCGATTTTTACGAGTGCCATATATTATATTTATTTAATTTTGTTTCCTTTTTTCATATATACACTCAAAAAATTTTCAAAACACAAAAAAAATCAATTATATTTTAATTCCAACCAATCTGTATCCTCTGGAAGTATTTCTACTTTCACTCTAATCTCTTCTGGTTTGTTGATAACGTCATTCAGAATACCAGAACCATACACATGCGCTCCATAAGTTTCTTTGTGACATTTATAAACAGAACCAGAATGTCCTTCAAAATTATAAAATTCACCATCCTTTGTGACTTTTGTAATGCCGCTATTAAGTTTCCAAGAATTAGAACCAAGATAACCTCCAAACCAACAAGCAAAGACTTTATAGGTCAAAGGAACATTTTTTCCTTCAATTTTAATAACAATCCACTTATCTGGTATGTATTCTTTCATTTTTATAAAAAAAATTTATTCCATGATGATAAGGTATATTTAAAAGGATTATTTTCTATATTTTGCGCAGCGGCTAACATTTGTTGTGCGATTTCTTTAATTTCTTTTTGAGCGTGTTCGGAATTTCTTAGTTTTAAAAAATTAGCAAAACTGCGCATATTAAACATTATATCAGCTTGAATTTGACTATTGTATGTTTTAAAAAAGCGAGCTGACTCTTTTGCTCTTTTTCTTCCAAGTGGTGGTTCTAGATCTTTTAAACACTCGTGATACAATCTATTTCCCAATTCTGTGTAGTTTTTTAAACTTTCTATCCATTTTTCGTTCCAATCGTCAGGAATATAGTATTTGTCCTCTTTCAATTCTTTGTATCTTGCTGATTCTGCATTTATACTCGCAATTCTGTGTTTTAACAAATGAATGTGACTCGCTATATCACAATCAACTAAAAAATGAACAATTCCTTTTTCAAAGGGCGTATGATGACCTTCTTTCCATAGCATTTCTATCAAATTAGGTATACGCTGTTTCTTTTCTTCTGTTAAATTTCTAGAAGTACTTGTCCAAGCGGAACATGCGATAATTTCATCGGATCCGTAATAGCCCAATAATTCTACTTTATTTTTCATTAATTTTTAATTCTATTATAAAAAAAATCAATAGTTTGACATACCGTGCTTCTTACGGGGCTTCCAATAGGCACCATCGAAAAGTGCCTCGATTCTTTTTCGACATAGCATAATACATCCAACGACATATCTATCATTTTCTGCATATCGTCTATCTGTCCCTGCGTAATTTGCTCTTTAAAAATTTTTTTCATATTACTTAAAATTTAACCTATCGGAATATATAAAACCAATTTCTCCAATATCTGTTTGCACTTTGCTCCAATTGCCACTTTTATCTAAAAAGTGAACCCTGTAACCGTTTTCAATTTTTTTAATAATTTTTGAATTAATATTCGGCGAAACTCTTAGATTAACCCACCCATCTGGGTCACTAATTACCGCGTATTGTTTAATTTGCGTAACAGGCGCAATTTGTTGTTCTTTTTGTATTTTTGTTACAATGGTGTTTTTGGCAATATCGCTTTTTAAATAAGAAAAAATTGGTATTGAAGCTGTTATTATTGCCGCAATACCTGTTAACAAGCCCCCTATATGCTTCCAATTTTCCATTAATCGTAGTTTTGCCAACAATTTTTTTCGTAATCCCAATGCCTACAATCGTATATTTTAATAATAAGCTCATACCCGAAAAATCCAATTAAAACTTCTGGACCGGCGTGATCTCTACCAAACAATCTAAGATCTAAGTTAAAAGTAAATAAATCTTGTTTGGAAAATTTATCAAATTGTATTTCGAAATATTTATTGTTGGAAAGCTTTTTGTGCCAGAAAAAAGCAGATCTAAATTTTCCAATGTACCCTTCCTTTTTAAAAAGGGGATTTTGAACCGAAAGAAATAAATTTATCATTAATTTTTAAGCATTTCTTGGAAAGTTTTACCGTATTCTTCAAGGTAATGGTCAAAGCCGTCATATTCTTCCGGCGCGTTATGAATATAATCAAAAAGAAAATCTTCACCGGTTTTATTTAATTTCAAAAATGCGCAGAGATCGTCGAAGTACTTTTCTTGCACATTTGTTAGTTCTTTGACAAAGGTTTTTACTCTATAGATTTCGTCTTCTGGATGAGGTTGTTTTGTTTTCATATTTTATATTAGTCTTTATAGTTTCTATTTATTAATTTAAATCCAAGTGGTCGGCGCGAAGACTTACTTCTTTGATAGCTAGCCGGTCTTACGACCAAGCCCTCTGCCACAATTCCGCTGTCATATTTTAAAGAGTCAGCGACCTCTTGTAATTTTTTAAGAGGATTTTCCCACAGTTTTACTGTATTGTCAACATCTAATCTTAAAACAAGCGGAACAAATTTACATTTTAAATAATTTTGGCAAAAATCAACCATGGCGTCATAGCCCATATATTTTCCACCTTCCATTACCTGAAAAACAAAAATTTCAATTCCATTGAGTTTTAGTGGATTTTTTTGAATTCCGTTTCCAGCAAGCTCGCCCTGGATAACGCCCGTCCAATTTTCTGGAATATTTAATTTTTTTGCAGCGTTCCAAAATGTGGATTTGTCTGTTTCTTTTTTAGATAAATTGCGCGAACAAACTTGTTTTATTTCTCCACTTTCTACGACAATTGTTATACTGCTTCCGTCAATCTTCATTGTCGCAACAAGATCATTAGACGAATTTAAAACTTCGGCAACAAGATTGGGGTCGTTTAAGCCATTATCTTCGTCTGTTCTAGGGCATAGATGACCTGGAAATTCGCCTTCGTTTTCTCCAGAAAGATTCGCTGGAAGTTCTTTAATGTATTTTTGAATCCCTAGTAGCTCTGTTAAATCTTCACCTTCATTCAATGCTATTATTTTATCTGTATTATATAATTTTAGTTTCACTTTTTTATTCTTGCTCCATTCTTTGTTAATCCTATAGAA